GCTGGCTGAGTATGTTCTACAACGAGGTCAGAAGAAACCTCTGTCTCTTGAGGCTTGTGCAGAACGATATGAGTTAGACACACAGAAGCAAGACAGTCTGAAGGAACACTTGAATAGAGGTGGTACTACATACAATATGCACTATGCTACCCTAGCAGAATACTTGTCTGCTGACATACATGCTACGCAGGAGTTATCCAATAGATTAATGTGGAGATTAAACACCGATGACAGTAGGCTGTATGATACAGTTACTCTGACCAATCAGGTTTGTGTATCATTAGCACGTATCTATCAGACAGGATTTACTGTTGACAAGGATGCACTGGATAGTGTAAAACAAGAGTATGAAGAAGAACGAGAACAGTTAATAAAGGATTTGCAAAAGCATGTTCGTAATCTGATGGGTGATACACCTATCAATCTGAATAGTCCAGAGCAGTTGTCATGGGTTATCTATTCACGTAAGGTCAAAGATAAAACGTATTGGGCTAATACGATTGACCCTTACATGGATGACACAGACTTCCGCAATCTCCTGTCCAGTGGCACAGAGCGTCTGTATAAAACCAAAGCGGTTCAATGTACAGATTGCTCTGGGTCAGGATATATAACTAAGACAAAGAAGGATGGTACACCATATGCAAGACCTAATCGTTGCCCTACTTGTGATACTGCAGGGTTTCTGTTCAATCCCACAAGCGATATTGCTGGCCTCAAGTTCAAGCCGCCATCGTCTAAGTGGGCTAGTGCAAATGGTTTCAGCACAAGTAAGCAGAACCTTGAGACACTTGGTAACATAGCCAAGGCAAAGGGCATGACAGATGCAGCAGAGTTTCTGTCTAAGGTCAGGCGGTTGAGTGCCGTTGATACGTACCTATCCTCATTCGTTGAGGGCATACGTACACACACTAAGAGTGACGGTAAGTTGCATGTTCGTTTATTGCAGCACCGCACACAAACTGGTCGGCTCTCAGGTGCTGACCCTAACATGCAGAACATGCCACGTGGTGGTACGTTTCCTGTAAAGAAGGTATTTATTTCACGTTGGAAGGGTGGCAAGATACTTGAAGCTGACTTTGCACAGCTAGAGTTTAGAGCAGCCGCTTTCCTATCACAAGATGGAGTCGCAATTGAAGAAGTTTCTACTGGGTTTGATGTACACTCATACACCGCTAAAGTTATTAGTGATGCTGGTCAGCCTACGAATAGACAGGATGCAAAAGCGCACACCTTTGCGCCCCTTTACGGGGCAACGGGGTACGGACGCACACCTGCCGAAGCAAAGTACTACACACACTTCACAGAGAAGTACGAAGGCATCGGGGTTTGGCATACCAGATTGGCTAAAGAGGCTTTAAACACTGGTGTTATACGCACACCGTCAGGCAGAGAGTTTTCTTTTCCTGATGTAGTACGCAAGTCAAGTGGTAGAGTATCACACTTTACGCAGATAAAGAACTACCCAGTTCAGTCCTTTGCTACTGCGGATATTGTGCCTATTGCATTGATGCATATTGAAGGGTTGCTTTCCAATATGAAATCATGTATAGTCAATACAGTACATGACAGTATTGTTATTGATGTACATCCTGACGAAGAAAGAGCAGTAATTGAGGCAATCAATAATACAAACAAGGAGTTACCTAATTTGATTGCATTAAGATGGGGCATTGACTTCAATGTACCTCTGCTTTTAGAGTCAAAAATAGGACCGAATTGGCTTGACACAAAGGATGTAAGCTGATATAACTATCGAACTTTCAACTATGATAAGGAGTAAAACATATGACACAACTCACAACAATTGATACCAATAACTACGCAGCTATGGCTAAAGCTATGGGCATGGCATCGGAAGCCAGCAACACAAAGCAGAAGTCTAGTAGCTTGGCTCGATTGCGTATCAACCATAGCCCTGTCATGGGGCAGACGGAAGTAAAAGGTAAGATGGTCAACATGGAAGTTGTCTCTGGTGGTACATACAAACTAGAGATTCCTGATGGCGAGACTTACTACGCTTCAGCAATTAAGGTACGCCCATTCATGCAACGGTTTATGTACAAGCGTTTTGTACGAGGCATGGGTGACGCACCTAATCGCTACATAAAGACACTGATGAATGATGACTTGAACATTGACCTCAAGGATAATGATGGTGGCTTTAACTGTGGCAAACCTGCTGGTTATATCAAGGACTTCAAGGCATTGCCAGAGAAGATGCAAGAATTAATCAAGCAGATTAAACGTGTTCGTGTTGTACTTGGTACAGTAGAATTGACAGAAGCTATCACTGCTAACGGTGATGCTGCTGACCTTGGTGCTGTTCCATTTATATGGGAGATTGACAATCGAGATGCTTTCAAGATTGTCGGTGAGAGTTTTACCTCACTTGCAAAAATGCAGCGTCTTCCTGTACAGCACATCATTACGGCTAACACTCAGGAAAGAAAGTTACCTAACGGTAATGCCTTTTACCTTCCAGTAGTGTCGCTAGATGTCTCAAAGACAATCGAACTGACTGACGCTGACCAAGCAATGTTTGCTGACTTTATGGCGTGGGTAGATAACTACAATTCGTACATCGCAAATACATGGGCGGAAAAAGCTAACTCTGACATGGATGACGATGACGTAGATGTTGTAGACAGTCTCGTTGATATTGAGATTGAGGAAGACGAGGTAGCGTAATGAACCATCCTGCTGAACTTGCATTGCATCAGTACATGGAAGATGCGGTATCAGGCAAAACAACAATGTCTGATACCACCATTGACCAAGTAGCAAGCGACATTAAAGATGCACTCAAGAGGCAGTTTGGTGGTAGCAAACGGGGTGACTTCAGACTACGTATGTCTAACGTGGGTCGCCCCGCTTGCCAACTTTGGTACGAGAAGAACAAGCCGGATGTTGCACTACCAAAGCCTACAACATTTGTTATGAACATGATGATTGGAGACATCGTTGAAGCTGTCTTCAAAGGATTATTAACAGAAGCGGGAGTGACATATGAAGATAATGAAAAGGTTACTCTGGACTTGCCTAACGCTAACATTTCTGGGACATATGATATTGTCATTCGGGATGCAGTTGATGATATTAAATCAGCTTCGGACTGGTCATATAGAAACAAGTTTGAATCCTACACTACTCTGGCAAATAGCGATGCCTTCGGATACGTTGCACAACTAGCAGGGTATGCAAGAGCATCGGGTAAAAAAGCTGGTGGTTGGTGGGTAGTAAACAAAGCTAACGGTCAGTTCAAGTACGTACCTGCCAGTGGTCTTGATGTTGATGCTGAGATAGCAAAGATACAAACCACAGTGGATGACGTAAACAACAATAAGTTTGAGCGTTGTTTTGAACCAGAGGTAGAAACATTCAGAGGAAAGGAAACGGGAAACAAAGTTCTTAGTAAGACATGTTCTTTCTGTTCATACAGGAATGACTGCTGGCCTAACCTTACACGGCTACCTGCCGTTAAGTCACAGGCAAAAGAACCTAAGATGGTTGACTACGTAGAACTAGCAGAGGAATACGATGCCGCCTAATTTCAAACAGTTTAGAGCAGCACGTAAGTATGGGTACAGGTCAGGCTTAGAGGTCAAGCTATCTGATTATCTGAAGGAACTAAAGGTTGACTTTGGTTACGAATGTATTAAGATAGAATGGGAAGACTTAGCCTACCGTACCTATACCCCTGACTTTGTTTTGCCTAATGGTATTATAATAGAAACAAAAGGGATGTTCACGGCAGCAGATAGACGCAAGCATCTGGCTATAAAAAAACAGCATCCCAAGTTGGATATACGGTTTGTATTTGAAAACAGTAGACGTAAACTACGTAAGGGTGCTAAGTCTACTTATGGAGAGTGGTGCGATAAGTACGGATTTATGTGCTACAATAGAATCGTTCCAGAAGAATGGTTAAAGGAGAAGGGAAGTAACAAACACCCAGAGTTTATCAAGTTCTCTGGTACAAAAGTGAAAAGGAGAAAATGATGAGCAAGGCAGAGTATGACAGAGTAGAACCAGAGGATTTTATTGTTCGTGTTAGACCAACACAAGACAGTGATGGTATATGGAATGGTGAGATTGATGTTGCTATTATAACACAACCTGACAATCCTCTAGGTGATGAAGACTATTTTCAAGTGATGCATTTTTGCAAGATGCTTGCATCAACAATTCCTGTGATGGAAGTGAATGAAGACTTTAGAGATTTAGTACATAACTATGTGATGGAAACAGTTGACAAGCACTATGAAGTTGAGTTAGAAGATAAGCCAAAGGTCGTTGAAACAGATGGCAATGTGGTTACAATTGATTTTTCTAGCAAGACAGAAGGGAGTGCATGATGACAAGCTACAAAAACATTATGGAAGAATTAGATAAAACGTCAGGGAGAATTGCGGATAAACTTGACATGGTGAATAAGCCACCTCACTATAATGCTACAGAGATTGAATGCATTGAGGCTATAGCAGCAGCTACAGGTGATGGCTTTGAGTACTACCTGCAAGGTAATATTATAAAGTACCTATGGCGTTATCGTTACAAGAATGGTACAGAAGATTTGAATAAAGCTAAGTGGTATCTAAATAAATTGATAACAGAAGTTGAGGGATGTTATGATGATAAGAGTTAAGATGTTTCTCACATTAGATGTAGACCCAGAAGAGTACCCAGTTCCGGCTGATGAAAATGTATCAGAAGAACTAGAAGAAAGCCTTCAAGAATATTTATATGATATAGAAGGTATTAACATACGTAACATTAGAACAATACAGGAGTGACCCCATGATAAGTAATCATTTACCTACAGACTATCAAAACTTCATAGCCTTATCACGCTATGCAAGGTGGAAAGAAGATGAGCAGAGAAGAGAGACATGGAGCGAAACAGTCTCACGATACTTTGATTATCTAACTAAACACCTAAAAGAAAAACATAAGTATAATCTTGCTGATGAGTTACGTGCTGAACTAGAGACAGCCGTACTTGACCAGCATATTATGCCAAGCATGAGAGCCTTAATGACATCTGGTCCTGCACTTGACCGTTGCCATGTAGGTGGATACAACTGCTCTTACGTGCCAGTGGATAGTCCACGTGCATTTGATGAGACTATGTACATTCTCATGTGCGGTACAGGTGTAGGCTTCTCAGTAGAACGTCATCACATTGAGAAGCTACCCATCGTCAATGAAGACATGCATCAAACTGATACTGTCATTAAGGTTGGCGATTCACGTCCGGGCTGGGCCAAATCACTGAGGGAACTTATTGCCATGCTATATGCTGGTCAGATTCCCAAGTGGGATGTATCAGAAGTACGTCCCGCAGGTGCAAGGCTCAAGACATTTGGTGGTCGAGCCAGTGGCCCAGCCCCACTTGAGGAACTGTTTGAGTTTATCATTGATAAGTTCAAGGCT